CAACGCAGCGATCCAAGTATTTGAACTGCCTAACATGAAACAAGTAGCAGAGTGGAAACATAATAAGACTACAGTTACTGAACAAATTAGAATACTTAAAGGTATGCTGCAACAAATAAAAGATGAAGCACCTGAGGCAGAAATATACTGGAGTGTTGAAAACAACACACTGGGCGAAGCAGCACTGGTTGTTATCGAAGAAATGGGCGAAGAAAACATCCCAGGCACATTTCTAAGTCAACCCAAGGGCAATAACCTAAGCAGACGCTACAGAAAAGGCTTTACAACTACCAACAAGTCAAAACTCAGCGCATGTAGTAAACTAAAGACTTGGGTAGAAAGCGAACGTATTGAAATTGCAAGCGGTGCATTACTGCGAGAGTTAAAAACATTTGTTGCTCGTGGTAGTGGATTTGCTGCTAAAGATGGTGAAACAGATGACTTAGTTATGGCGCTATTGTTAGTTGTTCGTATTACACAAGAAGTAGCACAATACGACGAAGTTACGTATAACGAGCTAAGAGACACGTTTAGCGATGAAGATGATATGGCGCCAATGCCTTTTGTCTTTTTAACATAAATACTACAAAGAGAAAGTGTTAAGAAATGTTGAGTTCAGAAACAGTTGCAGATAAGATTTTTAAGATACTCAAAGGCAACGGTCATACAGTGAATATGTTTACTGACGAAGGCAAAGCAACTGTTGATGCAACAGAGGCTAGACGTTTCTATTTGCCTGATGCATTCACTATGGTTAACTTAGATGAAACTGATAACCGTCGTGAACTTAAAGTTGGCATCAGTGCAGGCACACAAATAGATCAACTAAAAGACACACTAGGACAACTCAAAAATTTAGCTAATCAAAGCATTATAGAGTATACGCTAAAGACATATACTAAGCAAATTACTCCCAAGGACTTTGATTACCAAGCACAAAAGGTAAGAGACATGAACACTGTATCAGAAGGAATCAGCGCCGCATACGGTAGCACAAAGAGTAGCTATCAACAGTTGGAATCTGCTAAACTTATTATTAAGCATAACAAAGCAGTTAACGAAGAACAGCGTGGAAGCCGCAGCCGTAACATTCAAGCAATTTATATTGAAAATGCAGATGGTGAACGTTACAAACTTCCAACTAACAACTTAGCTGGTGGTCGTGCTATGCTACGCCATGTTAAAGAAGGTGGTAATCCTTATGATGACTTTGGTAAAAACATCATTGAACAGTGCAGCGAGCTAAAGAAGCTAAAAGAATTCAAACGCTATACTGAGCGTAACGGGCTTGTTAATGAAGGCACTTCAGACATAATTGAAGCAGTAGCTAACAGAATCAACACAATCCGTGAAGCTCTAAACAAAAGCAAAAGCGGTAAAAGTTATGCACGTTTTATAGAAGAATTCAAAGCAAGAGAATCAACTATTAATGAAGATGATTTGAGCGAGATTAAAGATAAGTTTACAGTTAGAACATTTGATGAGGGCATGGATGAAGCACTTCCATATGTAAATGCACTTATTAAAGAAATGCAAGCGGTTAGTGAAGCAGATGATTTTGCTCGTGAAACGCTTGACAGTCTAGTAGCAACGATTAATAAATCTAAAGTTATTAGACTAAAAGCCGGAACTGATATCAAGAATGATCCAGAGAACCCACTAGTTAACAATACAGTTAAGAACGCATTGCCCCAAGTTCAACTTGGTGCTATCTTTGAATATCTTAGCGGTATTATTGACGGCGGCAAGGATCAAGATCAACTATCAGTATTACTTGCTAGGATGAACGATTTGGTTGACAATGTCAAAGATCGTGCTATGTTAAACACAGCAGCAAATGCTATTAGACAGATGATGCCTAAGTTTACCACCAAAGCAAGCGAAGATGTAAAAGTGAGTGATGATACCAACGCTTGGCAACACAGAATCGAAGAAGTGTTCGGAAGTTACGATATCAACAAACTTTTTAATTGACAAGATAAATAAAACGTAATATAATAGTGGTAATAAGTAAGTTATCACTAGGTTTACTTAGGCACAATATACAGGCACATTAAGGAGAAAACATATGGCTTCATTGGCAGAAATTAGAGCAAAGCTCAAAGAACAAGAGACCCGCACACAAGGTGGCGGTAACTCGGGCGGGGATAACGCAATTTTCCCGTTCTGGAACATCCCAGAAAATACAACTAGTGTGATGCGCTTCCTCCCAGATGGGGATGCAAGCAACACTTACTTTTGGCGTGAACGTCAAATGATCCGTTTGGACTTTAACGGCGTAGTTGGACAACCCGACAGTAAAAAAGTTACTGTTAACGTTCCTTGCAACGAAATGTGGGGTCCTGTAGGTAGCTGCCCAATTCTTAGCGAAGAGCGTGGTTGGTTTAAAGATACTAATCTTGAAGAAATGGGACGTAAGTATTGGAAGAAAAAGAGCTATGTATTCCAAGGCTTTGTACCAGAAAGTAGCTTGCAAGAAGAATCGATCCCAGAGAATCCAATCCGTCGGTTTATTATTAATCCTAGCATCTTTAAGATCATCAAAGGTGCGTTGATGGATACTGATTTTGAAAATATCCCAACTGATTATGAGGCAGGTACAGACTTCCGTCTTACTAAGTCGCAAAAAGGTCAATATGCTGACTACAGCACAAGCACTTGGGCACGCCGTGAACGTAGCTTGGATAGTAAAGAACGTGATGCAATTGCTGCACATGGTTTGTTTACTCTCAATGACTATCTTCCAAAGCAACCAAATGCAGATGAACTGAATGCTATCCATGAAATGTTTGAAGCAAGCGTAGATGGACAATTGTATGATCCTGCACGTTGGGGCAACTTCTATCGCCCAGCAGGTGTGCAAATTGACACTAGCAATAGTGCAGCAAACAACAGTTCACCTAAGCCAGCAGCAAAGAGCGTAGCACAACCACGCCCTGCAGAAGCACATGTTGACGAGGATGACGGTATCCCTTTTGAGTCGGCGCCCAAAGCAGCGGCGCCTGTAAAAACTCCTGCAAGTGGTGAAGCAAAGCCAAGTGCTCAAGATATCCTTGCAGCAATCCGTGCTCGTGGTAACAACTAACATAAAATAACTCTATAGGGCGGCACAAGTCGCCCTATTTGCCTTTATAGGAGATATTTTCATGGCTAAAAAATCAATCAAAACAATCAGCGATAAGCTCGCAAAAGTAAACGACAACTTCACTGTTAACATGTATGACAACGGATATATGATCGACGTTAGTGGTCAAGATAGTAACGAAGAATGGGCAAGTGCAAGGATTTTGTGCAGCACAGTCGAAGAACTAACCACACTTATTCACGAAGCAACAACTATGGAAAGGTCATAACTCTTGGCTAAACCTTTTGATATTTCAAAATTCCGCAAAAGCATTACTAAAAGTGTTCCTGGTCTAAGTGTTGGATTTAGAGATCCTGATACTTGGATTAGCACAGGTAACTATTGCTTGAACAAACTGGTAAGCGGTGACTTTTATGGCGGTATTCCGTTGGGTAAAGTCACAGTGTTTGCAGGTGAATCTGGTGCAGGTAAATCGTTTATTTGCTCTGGTAACTTGGTGCGTGAAGCACAACGTCAAGGTATTTTTGTTGTTCTAATTGACACCGAAAACGCACTAGACGAAAAGTGGCTACATGCGCTGGGCGTTGACACTGATGAGTCAAAATTGCTTAAACTCAATATGGCAATGATTGACGATGTTGCTAAAGTTATTAACGACTTTATGACAGACTATAAAAAAGAATACGCCGACAAGGCTGTAGTAGATCGTCCTAAAATCCTATTTGTATTGGATTCGTTAGGTATGATGCTTACTCCTACAGATGTTAATCAGTTCCAAGCAGGTGATCTTAAAGGTGATATGGGACGTAAGCCCAAAGCACTTACTGCGCTTGTTCGTAACTGCGTAAACATGTTTGGCGATTACAACATTGGCATGGTATGCACCAACCATACTTATCAAAGTCAAGATATGTTTGACCCAGATGACAAGATCAGCGGTGGGCAAGGTTTCGTATATGCATCAAGTATTGTTGTTGCTATGCGTAAACTTAAACTCAAGGAAGATGAGGACGGTAATAAGATTTCAGAAGTGCGTGGTATTCGTGCAAGCTGTAAGATTATGAAAACACGCTATGCTAAACCGTTCGAATCAGTGCAAGTTAAGATCCCCTATGAGAGCGGAATGAGCCCCTACAGTGGGCTAGTTGACTTCTTCGAAGCTAAGGGTGTGTTGAAGAAAACTGGCAATCGCTTGGAGTATGTTAACAAAGAAACAGGTGAATCATTTACTAAATTCCGTAAAGCATGGGAAGCAAATGATAATGAACACTTGGACCTTATCATGCGTCAATGGAACGATCACGATGCTAAATCTGTTGTTGAAGAACTAAATACCCAAGATGAACAAAGCATCTTAGAGGATATTAATAATAATGAAAATGACTGATAGTGAAATTGAAGTATACGCTGATTTATGGATGTCGATTAAACCCTATTTGAATCCTAAGGATCGTGACAGTGCATGTGAAAAGTTTTTGAGTGTGATTAATGAAAGTGTTTGTGAACTTGTTGAAGTGGCAGATGAGTGGGTCGGGTTCGACGGCACTATCGACAAAGCAATAAGAAACAACTACATTGACCACGATAGATTTGCAGACTATGACACTGATGAAAACGATGCATAAAGATGAATTGGTTTAAACAAGTCCGAGCGGATATATCTCAACTTGTACCTGCAATTGATTACTACGAACAACAACTTGCTGAAGCAAGACTCGAATGTGGCCTCAGGGGCAATGTTGAAAAACACAGTCGAGACATGCCAGGTGTAGTAGAACATCGTTTTAACCAATTGCAGGAAATTGAGGGTATCTTAGAATACCTCAACATTGAACTACGCAAAAAGCGTACTGAACACTACAAAAAATTCTTAGAACACTACAATCGTGCATTAAGCAGCCGTGATGCTGAAAAGTATGTTGACGGAGTAGATGAAGTTGTGGACCTACAGCACATTGTAAACGAGTTTGCATTAGTGCGTAACAAATTCATGGGCCTCATCAAAGCCTTGGATGCGAAGCAATTTCAGCTGAATAATATTGTAAAATTACGTTCTGCAGGATTGGAAGATGTCTCTATTTAATCCTTCAACAAAGAATAAAAAAATCAATTTTTTTCAAAAAAAGACTTGACAAGTAAGACGTCATACGTTATATTGTAAGTGTAGGCAATAGCGCAAGAGGGTTTGCACATGGCACGTAAGACTGTTGAAGTTGGCAAGATGTTGAAGATGGTCAACACTTTCCTTGCAGCTTTTCATACTACCGCTGATGAGCGTGAGTCGATGTGTTTGATGATGGAGGCCATCCTGTTTGAAACAGGCAACTACGAAGGCTTTCGTTACTTGGACATTACCGATCCTGCAGATGGCGCAGGTTCACGGCGCTTTTACTTCCCAAGCAACACAATTGCAGCGGACTATAATGCTCCGCTGAGCAACTCTAACATTATTCGGGTGTAACATGCGACATATCGTAGGACTTATACTGCTTGCGGCTTACGTTGTGGGTATCGTGCTTGCAAAAGGTTTTTGGAGCACATTTTTTGCTGTTATCATTCCGTTTTGGTCTTATTACTTGGTAGCCGAACGCTTCGTTGAAAAGTTTTTGATGTAAAATCACATCTCTTGGTGAAATAACTCTTGACAAGTAAGACATCTTACGCTATATTGTATATGTAGGCAACGAAGGAGAGGTTAGCATGTCAGAATTTCTTATTTCTTGGGATAGTTTGGGTGTTGAATCTATTGTCCCTATTGGGGAATGGCGGGCTGCAAACATTGGTGCTAAACTTGCAGGCGAAAAAGAACCACACAACATTGGCAGCACATACAATGCGTTGTTAATGCGGGCTCGCTTTAATGGTCACCGTTTCCCCCAAGTTTGGGGTGTGAATGTTGATGACAGTATTACTGAAGCTGACCTTCGTAGCCTCCCAGATCAAGAACTTGTAAACCTCTTCAAAGCGCACGGCGGCAAATTTTTTGGTGATCACAAAGAAAAAAGTGTGATTGAATACTAAAAAAGACTTGACAAGTAAGACATCTTACTGTATATTATAATAGTAGACAGCGAAAGAGAGATACAAAATGGCTTATATGTCCCAGACGATGAAAGCGAAACTTGCTCCTGCTATCAAAGCTGTGCTAAAAAAGCACAACATGAAAGGCACGATCAGTGTCCATTATCACACTAGCCTTGTGGTAAAGATCAAAGAAGGTGCTCTTGCTTTTGCAGAGCAAGAACATGTTAACACTTATTGGTTGAAAGAACACTACAAGGGCAAAGAGCTCAAGTTTTTGACCGAACTACACAGTGCAATGACGAAGGGCAATCACGATAAAAGCGATTCCCAAGTTGATTACTTCGATGTTGGTTGGTACACTGACATCGAGATCGGTGACTGTAACAAGCCCTACGTTAAAACTGCAGCATAAGGAGTCACACAATGATCAAAATTTTTAACAGCGCATACATTGACAGCGGAGCACGTTACGTTCCATTAAATGAGGTTGAGATACGTAGCCAAAAGATAGACGACAACGGTAAGCCCTATATTATGTTTGACCATAAAGACTTCCCGTTAGGTAGTCTACGTGCTGAGTTCGATGGTGCCCACTGGGCGTGTGACTTAGATTAAGGAGAAAAACATGAAGAACCTTGTTGTAGTTTCTGTGCTGTTACTGACTGCTGCCTGTGGCGCAAAACTTGATCCAGAAGCAGATCGTGCAGCCCACGAAGCGTATCTAGAAAGTGTTTACAATCTAGATAACTATGATCCCGAATACGTAGACGACTGTTTGTTCTACAAAGAAGTCGTATGTGAATTTGAATAAGGAGAAACACTATGCCTTGTAGAACCGATGACCGGGATACACCAAAAAAAGTTGTTGACAGTGCTAGAATTTGATTGTATAAATAAACTGTAACAAGGAACACAAAGATGCAACTAGCAGATTTTACGATGATCCAACGAGATACGTTTAGGAAAGGTAACCAAGCCGTGTTGGACTTTGGTAACTATCACCTGAGCGTTATTGACGATGGTATGGGTAAAGATGCTAGTCTGTATGAGGTTGCAACCTTTAAGTCCAATGACGGGCTTGCTTCGGATTTTGTTGAACTGCCTGGAATTACCGATGAACACGGTGTCCGTGGATACCTGACAGAAACTGATGTAGATGCTATTATCAAAAAGATGTATAGCATTACTGGTCGATTACCTATACAGATATAAACTAGTTATTTTTTGCTGGTTCCGTAGCACAACTGGATAGTGCAAGAGATTTCTACTCTCTAGGTTGTGGGTTCGAGTCCTACCGGGACCACCATAAAATAACTAATGCGGGCGTGGTGTAACGGTAGCCACAGGAGACTTAAAATCTCCCGCCTAGTGCGTGTCGGTTCGATTCCGACCGCCCGCACCAAGATACGGAAGTGGGTGTTGGGACACAAGAGGGCCTTATAGACCCTTTAGCAGTAGATGACTGTTCTGGACCGAGATCGAAACTCGGCACTTCTACCAATTTGAGGATACCATGAGAAACAAAAGGAAAAACGTAATGAATAGTGTTAAAATTGATCGTGACCAGCTAAAGACCATCGTGCTAGAAAACAAGCAAAAGCACGTTGCTGAGTATATTGAAGCGGTGACTGATTACAAAACGGCTGTGCTAAAGATTGCTAAAGACAATTTAAAACTTGCACAAACTGCAGATATGGATAAATTCAAGCAAATCAAATCTGTTCCTACTCCGCCCCAAAGCTACGAAAACGATTACAACCGTGCTATTCGTATGCTTGAGTTGAGTGTAGAAACTGTTATTGAACTTGAAGATGAAATTTTCAATCAACTAGTGCTTGACGAATGGAACTGGAAGTTTAACTTCAGTTTGAGCAATAGCACTTATAAGACTTTGATTTAAAAAATAACGCTCCTGTAGCTCAGCGGTCAGAGCTGGGCGCTCATAACGCCTAGGTCGGGAGTTCAAATCTCTCCGGGAGCACCATACACATAAAAGGAAGATGAAATGAAACTAACACTACGCAAAGCAAACGCTGTTCAGCACAGCATTAACGAAATGATCAAATCGCTTGATCTTAACACTAGTGTTACTCTTAACGAGTTCGTAGAAGTTAAGGACCAACTACAAGCGGTGCGTGATCGTTTCTGGACACACGCTGCTACACGCAACAAGCTGATGTTGTCGCTTTACGAAATTCGCCAAAAGGTGGCCAATGCTAACGCTGCTGCGGGCATTAATGACATGCTAGCAGAAGTGGCTCATCTTGAAAAGCAGATTGGCCATAACACTATGCTTGCAGGCAAAGGCGTTCAAACAGCACTCGTTGTGCTTAACGGGCAGCTTAAAAAGCAAGCAGACGTAAAAGAGGACAGCTACTCTTATAACAGCAGACCTGTGGTTACTTCTATTTTTTCGGAAGAAGAAGTAGAATCATTCCGCCATGAAGCTGCTGAGGGCAAGCGCCAAAAGCAAAGATTGCAGGATGCGCTGCTTGAACTAAATGTTCAAACAGAAATTGAACTAGAGGAAGGCACTACGCTTTTCCTAGAAAAAGCAGACATCCTATAAAGTTTGGTAGTTAAGCGGGTTAGACTCTCATAGTACCCGTAAACTACCCAGAGTAAGGAAACGAGTAAGTCAAGAAGAAAAATAACGGTTCAAGGAATCTTCCGGGATCCTCCATGCTATTGTGTTCTAGTTTTATTAAAGCATCATGCTTGCACATTGATGACTAGAGATATAAAGCGTTCTGCACGTTGTGGATTGTTTGTTGCACAAGTAGGTCGGTCGAGTACGCTACATGCATATTGATCGTCTTGACACTTACACTTTCTTTACTCTGTTTTAAATTAGCCCTGGTGGTGAAATTGGTAACCACACTAGACTCAAAATCTAGCGCCGCAAGGCTTGTCGGTTCGAGTCCGACCCAGGGCACCAAAGTTTTAGTCTGCGTCTTGTAGTATTATAATGGAGATTTACTACTTAGGGCGTAACAATGGACCGATAAGAACATTCCAAACAAGAAGTCCTAACACTGCTGGATCGACCGATAAATGCTTTCTCAGGCTTTGCAGTTGCCGGACGCAGACTAAATGATGATAAATAAACGTAGATGATAAATAAACATACAACGTTTAAAGGATTAATAAGTTCAATGAAAACCACAGTAACATCACTAACTACATGGGCGCCAGGATCAAGTAATCCAGGTGATGTCACACAGGGCCGACGTTGTTGAACTAGACTACTACAGTTTACACAACTAGGCCCCAAGCGCAAGCAGTGGGGCTTTTTTAATGGCAAAAATAGGCAAAAATAGGCAAAATAGTACTTGACAAGTAAGACATCATACACTATATATAACTAGTAGGGAACGCAGAACCTTGTAACAAAGATTGAAGCATCCCAACAAAGAAGAAAAAAATAAAGGTTGACAAAGCAAACACAATGCGCTAAGTTAACTAAGTAAGCAGAAACGTTTACACGCTCTTTGACAATTTAGACACATTAAGGTAAGCTACAGTAGCTTATCACATTCCTTAGCGCAAGCGATGATAGGGATTGTAAGTAGACGATGTATGCACCAACATACATTAACTAACTCTACTTACACATACACAGATAACTAACAGAGGGCCGTCCGGGGGTCGTTATGCTAAGGTACTGTGTAGCTGTAAGTAGAGACAATGATTCTGTTAAACAGAATTGGTCAGTGGCCCGGATGGTAAGGGGATGGATTGCAAATCCATAGCACTGTAAAGTAGCGTGTTCGATTCACGCACTGACCTCCAAATACATAGAATTATTGCGGGGTAGAGCAGTTGGTAGCTCGCTTGGCTCATAACCAAGAGGTCGTAGGTTCAAATCCTACCCCCGCAACCAAAACAATGTTCCCTGTTAGCTCAGTTGGTAGAGCGTTTGACTGTTAATCAAAATGTCGCAGGATCGTGACCTGCACAGGGAGCCAAAATTTTAAACGTAACAGTGAAGGAAATCACATGCCTAAAGTACGTAACGACTTTAAAGTATATCCATACCAAGCTACTGCTAAACCGGGTGTTGAGCAATGGCAAGTACGGTCTGGTAGCACTGATGTGCATATTACATCTAATACACTTGCTGAAGCAGAACGTGTTGCTGCTGCACTAAATGCAGATCCATACTACTTGGAACGTGGCAACACACAAGCTGATCGTGCTAAGATGAAGCCCACAGCATAAAGAATAAAAACACGGTACTGCTTAATCGAAGCAGCTAAGTCGTCCAACTAAGGACAAGAGCCAAACACATATGGAGCGATGGCCGAGAGGCTTAAGGCAACAGGTTGCTAACTTGTCGTACCGCAAGGTACCGTGGGTTCGAATCCCACTCGCTCCGCCAAACTATTTGGGGTATTAGCTCAGTGGATAGAACACCGTTCGCATTTTGCACTTTATGATAAATAAAGTATGAACAACGGAAAATATACTACTGATCAATATAAAACTCTACAAGAAGAAAAAAACAATAGGCGTTTTGGTCCTGTTGAAAAACACAACAAGCAGTGTGAACGTTGTGGCACACAGTTTGTATTTGAAGGACGCATGAAAACTAAAGCATACGAACGTGCAAAGTTTTGTAGCCGTAGTTGTGCTAACAATAGACAAGAGTGGTGGAATGATAATGCTACTCATTACAAGACCATAGCTTTACAATATTGGAAGCATGAATGCGTTATTTGCGGATTTGATAAGATCGTAGCAATACATCACATAGATGAAGATCATTTTAACAATGATCCTAAAAACTTAATACCATTATGTCCAAATCATCACGAA